AATGGAACCTATCGGCTTTATCAGGATCATGACAATGATCATGTGCGCACCACACAGACCCCTTACTACGTCGGAATCAAGGATCGGGTGCAGCTTTCGTGCACGTTCCCCTTTACCCACCGACGTGTTTGTTTTTGGACACATGAACAAATTCTTCTCGGGCAGCCATACAATTTCGCTGATGAAGTGGATCCTGACAACAACCCCTCTTACATGCGTCGGAATATTACGCAATTGAATCCTACCTTGTCGGATCAGGCGGCAGTGTTGGAGTATCTATTTAAAGGTACTCTGAACACGGATTACTCCGCATCTACGCGACCAATCACACCGTTCGACTCTAAGCGAGTTGTTGTGGTATACGACAAGACATTCCAAATTAATCCGCATATTGGTGTTGCCGACACCACTGCGTCATTTGGCGGTAAGATCGTCAACCGCAGGTTTTGGCATCCTATTCGCAAGACTATATCATATGATGAGGATGAAGACGGTGCTGCTGTTGGGCCCCAGCAGCCTGGGTATGCCTCGCGTAACCCTCGTTACCCGGGTAATTTCTACATCATGGATATTTTCTCTACTGGTCAAAATATCGAGAATCCTGAAGGAACTGTTGGAACATTCACACCTGAGACAACAACATACTGGCATGAGACTTAATCAATTACATAACAGAATTGTCGATCAACATGGATGATGAAACAATTTAACTTTAGCCAAGCATAGTCAACCCCTTTGCATGTGCAAGGGTCATCATTCATTAACATAATGCTTGGCTTACCCCAATGAACTGTTTTCTTTTTACGGTACTTGTCCGTAACCGTAAACTCCTTCTGTGCACCTAGCCATCCCTTGTAGGCCGGGAAGAATTCGAACCCTCCCTGGATGTCGTCGAACACGGCGTATTCGGCTGTGTCGGATAAGGCGTCCAGATTGAATTGGAGGTTGAAATAGGCGTGTCGTCCCAGACTTCTGGCGTAAAGTGTCTTCCCCGTTCGACTTGGGCCCCATAATACAAGGCTTCGTACTCTGAGATTTAAATTAGCGCCACAAAAGACCGAATCTGAATGAGAAATGGCGCCCTCGAGAGGGGGTGGGGGGGCCCGCCACCGAAGGTGGCTGCGAGCGGAGCGAGTCGGGGGGACCACCCCCTCGACGGGCAAGATACGTACCGTTCGCTGCTGGACTGCCCGATACAGGCCTGGCGTTTCCATTGGTCCAGTTCTGACCCTCCCCACTGATCAAGTTGCTCTCCTCGGACAACAACGGAGGGGCTAACGTAATCCGGCAAGATCGTCGGGAACGCATACTCGGCGTACGCGAGTATTCGATCGAGTGAAAGCACCCAATCGCGTGGAGCTTCTGCACGAACTGCTGCAAGAAACGATTCTTTGTCGCTAGAAGCGACGATACTATGCCACCTTCCCGCAACATCTCCAGAAGCATTGCCCCTCTCAGGTGGGGCTTCACCATGCTCGAAAACGACGTCTCCGTCCTTGGTGACATAGTCGTATACCTTTCGAGGAGTACTTCGTACCGATTTGATGTTGCCGTGAGCTCCGAAATAGTCGAATGCGTCGGGTCGGTTGACAGTGACAGGCGACTCAAAGCTAACAAATACGTGGAAATGCACACCTCCATCTTGGTGGAGTTCTCTTCCAATGAAGAGGCCCACAACAGATCCAAAGTCCTGTTGCACAGACACAAGGAAATCTCCTCCATCGTTAACGAATCGACTCTCGACATCGGCATTGACTTGAGGAAAGGTAAGAATGAAAGCTGATGCACGAGCTCTGAACCTGCGCTGGGAAGGCATTTTATGGTCAAAAGGGAGCTACTAATGTTATGCTCCCTTTGACCTTTGACCTTTGACCCCCCTATTATAAATAGGTCGGTCACTCCCTCTCGTGAGGGATTTTTCGACCAACCACAAAAATCCCGCAGCACCGCCCCCCTTGGCAGCTATGGCATATGGACGATCTCGTTATGGGCGACGCCCGAGAACCAATCGTTTTAATCAGCGTCGGATGACGCGTAAGCGGTCCACTTTTCGGACCAATCGCAGAAGAACATTTATCCGAAGAAGGAGGGGAGGAAGAATGACGAGTCGACGTGTGAGGAACATTGCAGCTCGCAAAAAGCAGGACACTCTCTTTGGTGTGACGGGACCAGTTTCTAGTGGTCCAGATCAAGCCAGTATCCCACCTGGTGTCTCGTTTTTCTTGCATAATGGAACCTATCGGCTTTATCAGGATCATGACAATGATCATGTGCGCACCACACAGACCCCTTACTACGTCGGAATCAAGGATCGGGTGCAGCTTTCG